TTCCTTAGCTATTGTTGACTACCAGCCAAGTCATCTGTAAATACAGATTTTGAGGAACGCTCAGGCAGGTAAAACAATCGTGGCCCACTCTCATCAATTAAGGTTGCTACCCTTCCAGTGATGCAGTAACTGCCACGATAGGCTATATTTTGGTTAAGACCTTATAGCTCAGGCCTATAGGGTCACCTACTCTGTTGAGAAGGTGACCTCGTCCCAATCACCATTCCACTTCTTGGTGATTTGGGCTTCAACCTGGTGCAATCCAGCACACCCACATTGTGCATAGATTGTCATCCAGTTACCATCCCACTCACACTTTTCGAACCTAATGACTCGCAAGCGTATTGAGCAGATGGTGCAGTGGTTAGGCAACTTGCAATTAAAGCAATCAGTGTACTTGTACTTGCAAGAACCACAAAATGCGCATTCTGTAATGTCACTACCATATGGACAATCGAAACTACAGACACCACACAAGGGGCAAGGATCAGAATCCTCGTAATAACAATCCCCCTGGTACTCTTTTATTTCAAGTTTCCAAGCGACATTCTCGGGAGAATCGATGGTTCTCAACCACCGAGAGCGCAACTCCTCCCAAGTCAACAACGGACGGTTCATATACTCACGTAAACCATGGTGATCAATCACTTCATTGAGGATCCTTTGGAAGGCGAGAAATTTCTCCTTTCCATGATGAAACATCTCCTCATTTTGAGTATTGATACAATCAACCATGGCTCTTTCCTTCGACACCACACCAGAAGGAAGTGTGACCATAAGCGCCTTTCGAATCGAGACCATATCAAGCGGAGCTACATAGCCCCCAACCTCTTCCTCAAAACGAAATTGTCGTTTGAGAAAAGAGATTTGTTCAGCTGATATGTACGGTGTACTCTGAGCATCTTTATCAGCCATGGTGTAAGTCACACCATGCTTTGCGAGATACTGTGAGATACTGGTATGGTTAAACCAACCAGTCTTCAACACATTCATAAAATTGTCGTCACCATACGTAATCAAGCGAACAGCTCGAAAGAAACCGCGTCCCAATTCTAGACGCTCTGAACGAGTCATTGATTGGTGAAACTGTGGGTTCAAAGCTATATAAGCCAGAATCATATACAGAATATTCACCAATCCGTTGATGATCACGGTCATACACTGACCTGATGGGTTTTTGCCATAACCCATCACCAGATCGCCGAAGAAATCCACAAATGGAAATACTAAGTCATACTTCGCAGTTTCCATCATGAGGATGTGCTCATCAGAAGCACCCATCTCTTTTGCAAGACGAATGATAACATCATAAGCACCCAAAAGAACTTGTACCACCATTGAGATGTCAAAGTTCTTATAGTCTCCAGCAATCCAATCGTCGGAACGATTGAGCCACTTAAAAAGCAGATCCCATTGCTTACCTGTTGCATTCATACCAGGAGCTTGCATAAACAAAAGTGGATTGTTCTGCACAGCTCGGTTGAACCAAGTAAACAGCAT